TAACAAAATGGAAATGCAAGTAAATAATACAAAAAAAATGGGTCGACCAATGATAGCTGATCCAGACTATAATTCAGCTAGAGCAAGGAAAATGGAAGCTGATGCTGATCTTGCAGAGTTGGAGTTGCTACAAGCTAAAAAAGAATTACTTTCTGCCAATGATGTTTTAAATTCGTGGGTGGAAGTTTTAGCAGCTATGAGGGCAAAGATGTTATCCTTGCCAACTGTAACTGCTCCATTAGTTGCCAATGAAACTGATATTGGTGCTATCCAACATATAATTGAAAAACAGATACATGAAGCATTAAATGAATTATCAACATATGAACCCAATAAGCCAAACGGAAGCAAAGCAAGCACTAAAGCAAACGATAAAATCAGCAATGTCAATTCTGAAACCACCACCAAAGTTAACAGTAACAGAATGGGCAGACCAAGAAAGACGGCTAAGTTCAGAAGCTAGTGCAGAACCCGGTCGATGGTATACTTCAAGGGCTAATTATCAAAAAGGTATTATGGATGCTATTTCTGATCCTTTGATTAGAGATTGTGTTGTAATGGCAGGCGCACAAGTTGGCAAAACAGAAATGTTACTTAATGTTATTGGGTTTCATGTAGGTCAAGACCCTGCTCCAATGTTAGTTGTCCAACCAACTTTAGAAATGGCACAATCATTTTCAAAAGATAGACTTGCGCCAATGTTAAGAGATACACCTAATCTTAAAGGAAAAGTAAAAGACCCTAGAGCAAGAGATGCTAACAATACAACTACACATAAAGTTTTTCCCGGTGGTCATGTTTCATTAGTGGGTTCTAATTCGCCATCTGGATTAGCATCAAGACCAATCAGAATTGTATTATGTGATGAAGTTGATCGTTATCCTGCTTCTGCAGGTTCAGAGGGTGATCCAGTTCAACTAGCTAGAAAAAGAAGCGCTACATTCTGGAACAGAAAAATCGTAATGGTATCAACACCAACAAATAAAGGTGCATCAAGAATTGAAAATGCTTTTGAGGAAAGTGACAAAAGATATTATTATGTTCCTTGTCCAGATTGTCATCACGAACAAAGATTAAAATGGTCTAATGTTAAATGGGAAAAAGATAAACCTGAAACTGCTTGTTATGTTTGTGAGGAATGTGGATCAGTATGGGATGATCCTAAAAGATATAGAGCAGTCAGATTAGGCAATTGGAAAGCGACAGAAGATTTTAAAGGTGTTGCAGGTTTCCATATTAGTGGGATTTATTCTAGTTGGACACCATTGGCAGATGCAGTTAGGGATTTTCTAAGCGCTAAGAAGATGCCAGAAACATTAAGAGTGTGGACAAATGTATATTTAGCTGAAACGTGGGAAGATCAAGGTGAACGTGTTGATGATTATGCAGTTGCAGAACGTGCTGAACCATTTGGTGACAAGATAGATGCAAACATTATGCTTATCACTTGTGGAGTTGACGTTCAAGATAGTCGATTAGAATTGGAAGTTGTTGGATGGGGAAAAGATGAAGAAAGTTGGAGTATTGATTACAGAACTTTATATGGTGATCCATCAACACCACATTTGTGGAATGATCTGGAAAATATTTTAAAAAATATTTATGAAACTGAAGATGGTCGACAATTGCAAATCAGATCAGCTTGTATTGATAGTGGTGGACACTATACACAAGCAGTTTACAATTATGTTAGACCTAGAGAGGGCAGAAGAATATTTGCTATTAAGGGAATGGCCGGAGAAAGCAGACCTATAGTTTCCAGACCTACAAGAAATAATATTGGAAAAATAAAGTTATTTACTTTGGGAGTTGACAACATTAAGGAACTTGTTTTTTCAAGATTAAAGATTACAGATGTAGGTGCAGGCTATTGTCATTTTCCAGATGACAGACCAGATGAATATTTTAAACAATTAGCATCAAGTGAAAAAATTGTTACTAAATTTCATAAAGGTTTTCCCAGACGTGAATTTGTTAAAACAAGAACAAGAAATGAAGCGTTAGATTGTAGAGTTTACGCTATTGGAGCATTGTCGATTTTAAACTTAAACTTAAATGTAATTTCTGATAGAATACAAAGTGACAAAGTAAAAACGACAGAAGAACCACCTAAACAAACTAGAAGACCTAATCGTTATAGGGGAAATAGTTTCATAAATGGTTGGAGATAATAAAGCTATGGCAAAAAAACGCATTTTGGGTTATAGTATCTTGACAAAATAAAAAATTTGTAAAAGGGATTTATTCGTGGCTAACCTTTTTGATGCAGACAATGCTCCTACAGAAGAACCAGAACAGTTCGTAATAGGGGATTTTATCCAATGGAAAAGAACAGATTTATCAACTGATTACCCTAATTCTACACATACAATGGCATATGTTGCACGAATAAGAGCAGGTGGTAATAATGAAATAACTATTTCTGGTTCTAATTCTGGAAATGATTATATTTTTAGTGCTAATAGTTCAACAACTGCAAATTATGTTGAGGGTCATTACCATTGGCAGTTAGAAGTTACAGAAACATCTAGTGGAAATAGAATTGTAGTAACAACAGGTGAATGGGAAGTTATACCAGACCTAGATGTTAACAATGCTGATCCACGAAACCATTCAGAGATAATGTTAGATAAAATTGAAACTGTTTTACAAGGCAGAGCAGATGCAGATGTTTTATCTTATTCAATTAATGGTCGTTCTTTATCTAAAATGTCACCAGATGAACTTGTTCAATGGAGAAACTATTACAAAAAAGAATTAGCAATGCATAAAAGAAAAGAACTTATAAAAAGAGGTAAGCCAACTGGCGCAACTATATCGGTGAGGTTTTGATGGGTATTTTTGATTTTTTAAAACGTAACCAAAATCCAAAAAAAATAAAAAAAAGAAATTATGGTGGCGCAAGAGGTGGTCGTTTATTTGGTGATTTTGTTGGTTCTTCATTTAGTGCAGATAGTGAATTAAGATATAATCTTGAAGTTTTAAGGAATAGATCAAGAGAATTAGTTAGAGATAATGAATTTGCAAAAAGATATATTAACTTAATTAAAACGAATGTTGTTGGTGACAAGGGTTTTCATCTTCAAGTTAAAGCAAGAAATGATGATGGTTCATTAGATAGAGCAGGCAATGCGATTATTGAAAATGCGTGGAGAAGTTGGGGAAGATTAGGTAATCCAACAGTTGATGGTCGTATGAGTTGGTTAGATTGTCAAAAATATGCAATTGAAGCATTAGCAAGGGATGGTGAAGTATTTATTAAAAAGTTATCTGGTAAAAGGTATAAAGATAATTATAGCTTACAACTAGTTGAAGCTGATTTAATTGATGAAAAGAAAAATGAAGTTCTAGAAAATGGAAATCAAGTTAGAATGGGTGTTGAATTAGACACTTTCCATAAACCTGTTGCTTATTATGTTTTGACAAGTCATCCCGGTGATAGACATTACAACAAAACACAAGGGCAAAAGCATATAAGAGTTCCTGCTACTGAAATGATCCATATTTTTATGCCAACAAGAACGCATATGACTAGGGGTGAACCCTTTATGGTATCTGTAATCAGTACATTAAAGATGTTAGGTGCATACAGAGAAGCAGAGATTATCGCAGCAAGAATTGGTGCTTCTAAAATGGGAATGCTTACAACACCTAATTCAGATGATTTTATGGGCGATGATTTACATGATGCTCATATGCCATTAATTGATGTTGAACCGGGTACATTTCATCAATTACCTGCCGGGTATGATATTAAAATGTTTGATCCAGATCATCCTAATACTGGATTTGCTGAATTTGAAAGTGCAATGCTTAGAGGTGTGGCATCTGGATTAAATGTTAGTTATGCAGCTCTATCAAGTGATTTATCTTCTGTTAATTATAGTTCAATTAGACAAGGAGCATTAGATGAAAGAGATGGTTATAGGTCTTTGCAAGAATTTATGGTGCAACATTTCGCAGAAGTTATCTTCAAAGATTGGTTATCTTCAGCAATGGATTTTGGAACAATACCAATTCCATCAAATAAATTTGATAAATTTTTCGATAATACTTCTTTTAGGGGTCGTGGTTGGAATTGGATTGACCCATTAAAAGAAATAAATGCTGCAGTTGTTGGATTGCAGAATGGTATTCTGTCGCATCAAGATGTTGCAGCACATTATGGTCGTGATGTAGAAGAAACATTTAGTCAGATTAATCGTGATAAAGAAATGGCTAAACAGTTTGATTTATCTATGGCATTTGAACCATTTGGTCAAAAGTTTCCTGCTGAACCAGAGGTAACTGGTGGAGATGATGATGGCGAAGTATAAAGGAGAAGATATTGATCTAACTCCTACTAATGCGATGGCAGAAGAAGCACAAAGAGGATTAGATTGGAGAGCAGAATTTGGTCGTGGTGGAACTTCTGTAGGCGTTGCCAGAGCAAGGCAATTAGTAAACAAGCAAGAACTATCAGCAAGAACTGTTAGACGTATGCATAGTTATTTTTCAAGGCATGAAGTGGATAAAGAGGGCGAGGGATTTAGTCCGGGTGAAGATGGTTATCCATCTGCAGGAAGAATTGCTTGGGCATTATGGGGAGGTGATGTTGGTCAAAGTTGGGCAAGAGGAAAGGATAGACAATTGGACAAGATTGATGAAGATGCGACTAGAGCAATTGATGATGATTTCCCAGATAAAACAATAACTGCTTTAGAAAATAAAGTTGAAGAACATAATGAAGAACACGGAAGTGCAAAATCTAAAAGGGTAACTTTAGGAATGTTGGCTAAAGTCTATAAAAGAGGTATTGGAGCATACAATACTAACCCACAATCTGTAAGACCATCTGTTAGTTCTGAAGAACAATGGGCAATGGCAAGAGTTAATTCATTTTTATTTGCAGTTAGAAATGGAAAATACAGAAGTGGTAAACATGATACAGATTTATTACCAGAGGGTCATCCAATGAAAACAGAAGATGAAAGAAATGAAGTAAACTTAACAAATAGTGAAAATTATGATACATTCCTAGAAGATAATGAAAGAGGTGCTGATATGGAAAATCGTCATGTTGTTGAAGTGGATGAAACTGAAGATACAGTTACAGTTGTATTTGCTAAACATAAAGAAACACCATCTGAAGAAATGTCAGAAGAAATGACTGAAGACAAAATGGTTCAAGAAGAAGAAAAGATGGAAATGGAAGATGAAAGAAAAGAACCTATTTCTTTAGATTATAGGGCGATTGATCTTGATGATAAGACTATTGATGAAGAAAGTAGAACTGTTAGGGTTGGAGTATCTAGTGAAGAACCTGTAAAAAGACAGTTTGGAATGGAAGTAATGGATCATACAAAAGAAAATATGAACCTAGAATTTTTAAACTCTGGTCGTGCGCCATTATTATTAGATCACGATATGGAAAAGCAAATTGGAGTTGTGGAATCAGTTGAACTTGACGAAAATGCTCGAAGATTAAGGGCATCTGTTCGCTTTGGAAAAAGTGAGCAGGCTTCTGAAGTGTTCAATGATGTTGTTGATGGGATAAGACAGAATATTTCTGTAGGTTATCGTGTCGACAAAAAAGTAGAACGTGAAGATGATCCAGAAGATTATTATCGTGTTGCGACTACACCAATGGAAATTAGTATTGTTTCAATCCCTGCAGATCAGTCAAGTCTTGTTGGTGTTGGTCGTTCTAGTTCCGAAACATTAAAATCAACCATTCAGATAAAGGAGAATAACATGTCTGAAAATATCGATCTTGATGCAGTAAGGGCAGAAGCAGCCAAATCAGCATCAAAAAATGCTAAAGAGATTATGTCTTTAGCAAGAAAGCATAACAAAGCCGATTTAGGTGAAGATGCTTTAAGTCGTGGAATTGACATTGCAGAGTTCAGAGGTGAACTTTTAGATGTTATTGGAAATGACAAGCCACTTGATACACCTGTAAATGTGATTGAACAGTCAGCTAAAGAAAAAAGAACTTATTCTTTAGGCAGAATGATACAAGCACAAGTTACAGGTGATTGGAAAAACGCAGGCTATGA